AAAGAAAGGGGCCACGGTATTCGAGGTCCGCGTTGCGAAAACAGCGTGCTTGCGCTGGTAACCGCCGATACAAAGTTAGGGGAAAAACAAAAAGGTATGAGTGTCGTGTCCGTGAGGTGACAAATAAACGAGATTATTACTATTATACTTTATTTCATGTTTGTGGTTTTGAGGTAGGAACTTAAAAAAATGATCACCCCTTCATTCCCATGGATATCGCCGTCTCCCTCATATCTTTGAATTTCTTTCCAGTTGGTGGTTTTAACTGTATTTGATCCATCAGGTAGAACCACCTTCTTCTTGCAAGAAATGATTCTATCACCGCAGACCGCGTCATTTCGCCACCTAAGATCCTCATCACGGTCATCATATCGATCAGATCGAAGTTTGCTTCTGGTGTTCTCTTTTTGAGATCATATTCCCTGCGAAGGTGAAACAGCGTGCGCGCGGGTCGGTAAGGGAACGCATATACCGCATGCAAATAGTCTTGTGTTCCTTGGCGGAGAGCTTCGTTGTTAGTGGGATTGAAGGGCGGGCAAAAATAGAGAGCCAAAATTTGGTCTGTGTCGTAAGTTTTCAATACAACTTGGTTAATTTGTGTGTACTCGCGCAGGTTCCCTCGCAAGGCCGAAGCGAGGTTGTCTTCAAAAGAGTAGGAGGACAAATACCCCGTTTTTGATGTGGGTTCGTACCAGGTACGGAAGGTTCCTTTAGCTTTACAATCTTCCTCGAATATCTTATCCTCTAATGCTTTCTGTGCCTCTGTGGGAGGAAGTAAGATGTCGCGTGAGAGTATTTGTATCATCGGTGGTTCCAAGTGTCAGTTTGCCAGATGATAAAAAAGACAAAGGATAACATATTTTTATGACCTTTCCCCAGCTGTGATGGTCCCAAAGATGTTGAACGAACTGAACACCGCTGTAAAATCCGGTTATACTGATCAGGAGATCACACAGGTTGACTCCGAAGTCACTGGATTGACGATCACGCTCTTCGTATCTGAAGCAGCTGGATTGACAACAACACTCCCTGTACCTGACCAAGATGGGGGGTCAAATGGAGTGTCAAATTGTGAGGAAGGTATTTCAGATATCACTGTTGGTAGCTTTTGCGTAGTTGTTGCAGGGGCAGCGCCTAGCAAACGAGCCGGAGCGGAAAATTGTGTAGGAACTTTACTTCGAGCTGATCCTGGGATTGGCAGACTCAAGGGTACCGCTGAACCCGCGGGACCAGCAAATAGTTCTAATTTAGAGGGATGTGCGTAATCTAAGGGAGTCGGCGTTTTTGAGAAGAGTGTTGATGCAGGGGCAGAGCGATCTGAAAATAATGTACCCGATTTTCCTTGGGCTTTGAAAAGATCGCCACTTTTCCCAAACATATCCGCATTGCTAAGCGAAGCGCCCTGAGGTCGAGGAACATCCGGTGCAAACAACGGTGTGGTGGTTTTTTGGAAAAGTCCAACTGACACTGGTTTGGGTGTGGAAATCATTGATCCCGAAGGAAGTTTTGAGATTGGTGTGGTAGGTATTGTTCCCGCGGGCAAAAATGTTGAGATTGGTGGTTGAAGATCTTTCAATTCCATCGACTGCGTTTCAGTAGGCTTGTATTGATAATACATTAAACCGGCCAAAAACAAAACAACCAAGAGAATTGCCCCACCGATGAGGGCATATATCCACCATGATGATCCTTTCCCTTTTATGGCGGTAAGATCGTGCGACGGTCGCGAAGGTCCAGGTGGCGACGGTCCAGGTGAGCATTGGGTTTTGTATTTTGCATACAGATCGATGGACCCATTGGTCGCATTTGGGCACCGGGTGGGGTTACATGGTAGCGGTATCATATTGACAGGGCATGACCCATTTTCTGTGATCTTGGTGTAGTCGATGCCATTTGCGGCTAGATCGGCGTGGCAACTGCTCCCGCATCTGTTTTCCATATTCCATTGTAGGTAACCGCACACACCGTTTACGTCGTCGTATGTCACCTTGCAGGCCTTTGTGCGGGTATGGGACTTTGAACAGGAACCATCGCCCTGGCAGTGGCTTTTAGCGTAAAGATATACAGTGTTCTTGGTGCCTATTTTTTCGAGAGGAATCTTTACTGTTTCGCATCTTGCAATACCTTTGGGATCGGAGCTGTTCTGGGGGTTTGGGTTGTAATCCCACCATACATTGAGGTTATCATGGTGGTGATCATTCAGTATACCCTCACATAAACCTAAGATCAAATACTTTGTGGGAAAGGTGGCCATAAGTTTTTATATATTGTGGTAATTTTTTGATGTACTATATGAATCCCGCTAAATGGTTCAAACCCATAAACAACCAATGTGTCACATGAAGATTTCCAAAAGATATAAAAACGTTTTAACATCCAAACTGTCAGTAATACTGACGATCGTTTAATGGTCTTGACGTCGTTGGGATTCTTTTTGTCTCACCTCAGTCTTTCTAGCGTTAGGACGACCCGTGATGACGAAGGATTGAAATTGAACTCAACAGAAAGTCCAAATCATTTTTATTAGATCTGCAAGACTAGACAGCGATATCGGATATCCAAATGCGCAGATTTTCCTCGTTTTGGGCAAGAGTGTGTATTTTGTTGTAGTTGAACTGATCAAAAATTTTGACTTGGCCAACAAAGGCGCAGAATGTGGGCAGCGAAATGACATTGTCCACAAGTTCATCGTCGGTGATGGTGTTCACATTCATTTGCACCATGAGCGTCCCGGTGAACTCTTGTGATAGTTTTTCAAAAGCCGGCTGAATCTCTTTGCACGGTTTGCAGAAAGTAGCCGTGATCTTCACGATCACAAGCTCATTTTCCGCCACACATCCGCGCAGTTGCGAATTGGTGATACAGAACATAAAAATTTAAAATGGTTGTTGTTTATTTTCTGCGGCGTTTGACGCACGCCTGATAAGACGAGCTCTGACCCATTATTTTAAAAAGAAAAATCAGCAAAACTAAAAAAGAAGATTATGTTCCAGTCGACAGATCATTGCTTGTAGGCTATTGCAAGCAACCGACCCGAAAGCCTTCGAAAGGACACAGCTTCATGCACTATCGCATCTATTCGCAAGAGTTATCGGCATTCCCGGCAATTCCCAGGAACTCCGTAATTTTGCTTTCGCGCGCTGGCTACAACTATGGTTCACATTCTCTTCATAGGACCGACGGAGTCTCGAACCCGCGACAGATAAATCACACCATCGTAAAAAACCTGTGGCGAACAGAGACCTTGCCACCTAGGCTAAGTCCTTTTTTAAAATTTTATGGTGCGTTCTGTGTATGCGCTACATGGTACGTTACGGTAGTGCGGTACGGTAGTGCGGTACGGTAGTGCGGTACGGTACCATACCCCTTTTTAACTTGTTGAAAAGCGATGATTGTTTCGAAAACCGCACCTTAAATAAATGGCCTCATGCTTCTTCCTATCCAACTTCAACAACATGGGCGACATGCTGACACCACTGATCTTCAAACATTTTGGCATCCACCTGATCGAGCGGGACAGCAAACATAATCCCATGCTGACCGGCATCGGTTCCCTTCTCAACGCCGTGCGCAGCGACTACCGGGGGCTGATCTGGAGCGCCGGCGCCATGTACGCTCGTCCCATCCCACTGAACAGCCGCTGCGTCGTCAAAGCCGTGCGCGGAAAACACACTCTTGCCCTGCTTCGCCGATCCAACGGGTTCATGAAAGGGCGAGAGGTCACGGTTGGGGATGGTGGTCTCATCCTCGATCGGATCATACCACCAAGGAAAGCCCCACCGAAATACAAACTTGGGGTGGTTCCTCATTGGTTCGATAGATGGACTGTGACTCGACACTGTCGTAAGCTGCTCGATCGCCCTGATGTCATCTTCATCGACATTTGTCAGGACGCCCGGACGGTGATCGCACAAATGCAAAACTGCGAGGGCATCATCGCATCTTCACTGCATGGTTTGGTGGTGGCCGATGCTTACGGTATCCCTAATCGACGATTCATAGTATCCACAAGCGCAAAGATCGCAAGTTTCAAATACAACGATTACTATTCCGCGTTTCTGTCCAGACCACCAACACCGTTCCGCCTGACCCCAAACTCGACCTGTGGATCAGTTATTCCGCTGCTGCACCGTCACGTTGTTCCCACAGAATTGAAAGATCGTCTCTGGTCATCGCTGGAGGAAAGTGTCGGCTGGATCCTCGGACATCCTAAATACAAGAAAAACTACATTGCGCCGCACAAACGACAGACCCCACTCCCCATCACCGTGCCTCGTCATATAGCAAAGAACCGGCGCTTTGCTCAGCGTCGCAAACACCGCCGCGCCTTTCACCAACAGAGATCGCATTTCAGGCCCTTGGCCCGGCCTGTGCGCTCAAACCCGATGGGAATTCCCTGATTTGTTACGGTGCGAGTGCACATTGCTCACTTATAAAAATGTCACAATCTCCTATCATCCGCAAGTTAAAAAAGTTCTCCAAAGTTAAAACAAAAAAACAACTGATGTGTGATCTAAATAGTCTTTTTGTTTCACAGCCTCCACTCGTCTGTAGGAGCACGTATGTGGGAGGACTTTACGGGGAAGAATTATATAACGGATGTTTTAACCCCTGCAGAAGACCATACGACGGGGATGAGTGGCATTATATAACGGATGTTTTAACCCCTGCAGAAGACCATACGACGGGGATGAGTGGTTCGGCGGATGTTGGGATGAGTGGTACAGCGACAGCTACAGCGACAGCGACAGCTACAGCGACAGCTACTGTGAGTCCGAAGAAGAAATCACCGTTTACTGGTTACCAAAGGGTGGGCGGTCCGTGCAAGTGTTCAAAAAACCCTCGAACTCCACGTACTTTGATACGAAACACGACTGCGATCTGTTCATCACAAGATCAAAAGCGAAACGAGCGGCAGTAAAGAAAAAGACAGCCAAGAGAGGTAAAGCGAAAACTCGAAAGCCCAAGAAGATCAAAACTCCGCCGGTCAAAAAATATTTGGCAGGTCGCAGAAAGATGGTGGAGTTTGGGAAGCGATCTTTTTCGTCATAAAGTTTCATTCGTACCGGCTTTCAACCTGAGTTGTTGTACCACCTGTTCAAAGGTGAAGAAAAGTTTGTTTTAAATCAACAATCATAAATCTGATTTAAATCCTATCTGTTCCACGATTATGAGAGTGGAGTAAAGTTCTGATAATCGTGTAGAATAAATTTGGTGGTTTTGAGGTAATAATGTACTGGTTGAAAGAATTATCCAGAACGACCGAGGTTTCACATCTGCCCTGCGTGCCAGGGGGTACTTGGAGACCGTTCGATGCGATTCCGTAGGCTCGGAATATGTAAGAGGTCAGGATGTCACCGAAATTTCCCTTCTCATTAGGAGAAAAAAACAGTTTCATAGAGTTTAAAACAAACAAAGCGTTTATTTAACGATCGTAAAATTTCAAGAACTCAGACTGCTGCGGCAATCCCCACAGATAAAAGCCATCCTACCGTGTTGCCACACGTAGTCCCTGGTGAGCCGACCTTCCCGATTCTGTTTACACCCCCCCTCTATCAAAAGGTAAGGGGTACAAAAGAAGCAGGGGTACGTGACACCTGGAGCGAGTCTGCCTTCAAGCATCTCGACCTTTTCCAACGGCACCAAAGTGGAGATGCTCCCCCCCCGGT